GCAACTACGTCCATGTCTGGAGCGGACATTTCTGGCTCGAAGGGTTCCACTACATGAGGATCTGCCACCACTTCAACGTGCTGTACGCTGGGCGCTGGGCTGACTTCTGACACATCAACACCGCTTAGGCGTAGTAGAGCCATTACTTCATCACCATAGGGAGTGCTTAGAGTGATGTTGCTGTTTGTTCCGTCATCATTGGTCTTGTTAATTGATAGGTTGTAGGTTTTCTTGTTGTCCATTGTTATTCACCCTTCAGCTTGTTGAATGACTCTACAGAACGAATGCCGTATTCTCTTGGATTGAACTTCTTCACGTTGAAGGGATCAGGTAGTGTGTTCTGCACGCTGCCAACTGGGCTCTTAACATTGCCCTTGTCTAGTTCCTTAGGCTGCATTTCTAGCTTAGGCTCCTGAGCGTACTTAACCATGCTCTTGTCCTTGATGCTCTGCTTTACACGCTCAACTAGCTTCTTGTTGTAGTCGTCACCATAGTAGTCCTTGGTCTTAATCTTAGGACCATCCTTGTATTCACTGTCCATAAGCTTGCTAGCAGCCATCTTTTCCTCTGAGGTCTTAGCCTTAGACATTGCTTCCGTACTTGCTACTAGGTTTGCCTGGTCTACTTCACCTGGATGATCGGGACCAATTACTAGAACTTCGTAGAGAGGAATACGAAGAGTTGAACTGATAAACTGCTCTAAGATCTGTGGGGTAACTGGATAGCTACAAGTGCCGTCCATGATCCATAGCTCTGTGTTAGCTAGGTTTGCGAAGTCCATTGGCTTGGCCTGAATAATGGTCTTCTTGGGTTCAGACATTGTCTTCAGTCCGAACTTCATCATGCTCTTTTCCAGTAGACTCATCATTTCTGATGTGGGCTCTACTGCTAGCTTGATGCGGAAATTGAATTCCTTTTCGCTCTCCATTAGATACTGTGTGAAATTTTTCATGGTCATGTGTCCTATAGATTATTTATCTGTTCTAGCGTCTTTTCGCTGTCTCAATAGTTCATTACGATCAATGATTTTCGCACTGCCAGGGATTGCACCGCCGTCTTGCGCTGCTCGTTGCATGTCTAAACGCTGCTTCTTGATCTGCATATCCACTACTCGTAGCTTGCGATCATTCTTGTGAACCTGTAGATCAATAGCATTTTTCAACATGGTGGCCGCCACTTCAAACAGCTTACCGCTGAATCGTGGATCCATGTTGTTAGCTGCATCCATGAGATCTTTATAGCTTTCTTTAGCTTCCTTGATTAGATCATCAATCTCCATGTCATCAGTGAGACCGCGTACCTGACTTAGTGCCGCATCAACCTTATCCTTGATATCATCAGGAATGGTATCGTCCTTGAGAATGTCTAATAGGCTCTGTGTAGCTTGATCTACAATGGGTTTGGCTGGAGCCAGATTGAAGGTATCTTCTAGTTGTTTGCTCATATACTACTTATTCTGATTGGTCTTGAACAATTGATGCTCAGTCAAAATCCTGAATTGCATATTGTTACGGGTTGCCCATGCTGCGGCTGCGTTCCACTTGGCCTCATTAATGATAGCGTGGATCTTATTGATCTTACTCTTACCTGCTGCCTCTACGCTGACCTGAGCACTGGGCTTGATCTCTACTAGCTCGCATAATGTGTTGCCATCCTTATCTTCGTAGATTACGAGGAAATCAGGGACATAGGTGGTCTGTTTATTGGTAGCTGGATTGATGTAGGGTATACGCATGGGTTCGCTTGCCCACTTAATCACACTAGGGTGTTCATCGCAAAACTTCATAAAGCGGAATTCCCAGCTACTACGAAACCTAGGTCTATTCTTAGCGATGTATTTGCCAGGATTCTTTAGCTTGTAAAATCCCTGGGCCCACTTCATTCGACTAACAGATGTTCTACGAAGGGGTTCAGCTTCCAGTTCGTTCTATAACCTACAAAGCTAGTGCGCTTTCTGCTGCGGTTGAATAGCTGCACAGTTACCGGATCTAACTGTAAGCCATCCTTTGCGATCAATCTACGAGCCAGCTCACCTGGATCGGTATTCGTTAGCTTTGCCTCTGCTAACACACTGAATGCTAGGGTATAGATGCTGATCTCGTCTATACGAAGACCATTGAAGATACCGTAGACGATACTGAACTCGTTGGCATCGAAACTGAATGTCTGATCGAAAAAGCCGTTGAAAAAGGTCAGTGTGATCGCTGCATTCTCTGCGGGCAGGTTGTTACTAGGTACGCTGGGTGTAGCTGATGTCGTAGTCATAGTATATTTACTTCAGTGTTGGCAAGGATGTTACAGAAATAGATCCTGCTGTAGGTGTAGCTGGTCCAGGTAGGCCGCCACCTACTACTTGGCCGCTGCCTTGCATTCCACCAATAGAGACTGGCTGGCCATTGGGTGTGCTGGTTCTCATACCGCTCTGACCCGTATTGAAGGCTGACAGTATGTTGCCAGGTACTAGTGGTATTGTGCTGGGCATGTTGGTGTTGACACCACCAACACTGAACTGCTGTATGGGTGTAATAAAGCTCTGTATGTTGGATGTACCACCGAACAATCCGCCCAGTGCAGATGCGCTCTCTCCCAGTGCATCATATAGATTGGTCGGATACTTACCTGTTAGTGGGCTTGGATTGAAGTCATAGATCAAATCTGCGAATCCTGGAGGGGTGCCGCGCTTGATATAGCCACTGGCATAAACGATTGAGCTGTAGCCTATCTGTATATTGATATCGCGTGGTTCATAGCTGCCGTATTCATGGTCACCCATCTTAATTGACATGATGTAAGGTGACTTCATACTGTGCATGGTAAACGTGCCGCGGTTGAAGCTATAAACGTCAATGGCTAGGAAAAAATCCTTCATTGCTCTGGCCTGTAGACCCCAGCTGTTGAAATTGCGTTCTTGCTTGACTACATCTGGCCTAAACGCTGCGCTCTTGGGTACGTTACCATCACCGAAAAAATACTTGTAGTAATTGTTGATCAGATTGATCGTAGTATTGTTGTTGTCATCATAGAAGCTGATGTTGATAGGGTCATACTTCAACCCCGTCATAATAGGTACCTTCTTGTTGTACTGATTCTTTTCGTCTAGGCTGATGTTAAAGCTGGGTAGCTCTACTCTCTTAGCTAGAGCACTAAGTTCACGTACCTTGGTGCCTTCACTGACATCGCCGAAGATCGTATCCATCATACGGGTGGGAGTATCAATGACATCCTTAACGGTATCCATAACCTGTTGGATGGATCCTATTAGTCCGTCGCCTCGTGTTCCACCGGTGCCCTTACTCAGTGTCTTAATCTGTCTAACAACATCTGGGTTGGGACGGACTAGGACACTGTATAAGGTCTTGTATTTGGGTAGTAGCCTATAGTAGTTGGCGACATACATTCTATTTGCGTGTTGATAATCACGCATCAAGACGTCTGGGTTAGGTAAACCGTACCCGTAGAAATTGTCACCGTAGGTTGTCATAGACTATTAGCCAGTTGTGGTTACGTTAGTTGTTCTTGGTACTGATGTTCCTACACCTGTTCCAGTTGGGGTCTGTAGAGCGTTGTCATACTGAATCGTCAGCTGGATGGTTACAGGATCATTTGTACCATAGTTTAGATCACCATAGTTAGCAGTGGTTACGAAGCAGCCATATAGCTCCCAGGTTTCTAGGACGTTTACAGTGTCTGCTCCATTGCCGCCATCTAGGATCTCAATGATGGTCTGGAACTTATAGTCGATACCACTTGCAGCACTTGCCTGTTCGGCGAAGTCGAACTGCTTCTGAAGCTGTTCGCCAACTAGACGTGATACGTTGTTGGTTACTTCGTCACGAAGAGTGATGTTAATTGCCTCCCAACTTGGCTTGCCAGCATAATGAATCTTGCTGTTATAGATGTCAATGGTCTGACTCTCGAAGCTTACGTTTGGTCGTGTGCAATCAACAACCTGCTTGGTTAGTTCTGTACTAGGTGCGGTTACACCGAAACCTAGGAATGTTACTCTGAATCGATACTTTAGCTTGGGGAAGAGTGTGCCCTGTGCGCTTGCACTCTGATCACTAGCTAGAGGAACGGTCATCTTTGTTAATGAGGCTACTGCCATATCTAATCTCCTGTTACCAAGTATTTATTACCCAATGGGCAAAACCATTATATACCTATATAAAAAAGCCCCGCTATTCGCAGGGCTTTTTCTACTCTTATGTCGCTACTATTAGACGTTCTGTGCGCCTCTAATAGTGCCAGTAGCCTTCAGACGGATTGGAATGTAGATGAATTCCACTGCCTTAACGGGCTCAATTGCAATGTCGATCCATAGCTCGTTACGATCGATTCTAGTAGGTGTGTTGTTGCTATCGTCGCAAACTACTAGGTAGTCGTATAGTGCTCGACGAGTTACCAGATCGTTCATCATTCTGTCGATCACGCTCTTGACTTCGCTGCGTGTGATCTTATCGTTTGGTTCGAAGATGAACGGACGAGTAATGATGTCTAGCTGTCTACGCATGTAAACTACTAGTCGTGCTACGTTAACACGGTCTAGAGCACTTGTGTAAGGATGCAAGGTCTTCTGACCCATACATACTAGGCCTGTGCCAGGAATGTATAGCATTGGATTGATCTTGTGAGTGTATAGTGAATCTTCCTGTCCTGGTGTTAGACCAACTGGATTAAACTCACCTGTGTTTGCACCAACGTAACCCACGTTGCCGATGTTTGTTAGAACACCGCGACGTAGACCTGCTGGAGCGAACCACTGCTCACCTACTGCATCGTTATAAGCGAAGGTGCGTAGCATTGCATGACTTGCTGGTACTGCTACGTTTGCACCGCTTAGGCTGGTTGCATATGCGTTTGGATAGTAAATGCTACTGTAAGTGTAGTTGGTTACTAGGCCATCTTCACCTGTATCGCTAGCATTTGCTGCGTTAGAAACCCAGTTAACAATGTCTGTTGTGTTGTTAGCTAGACGTAGTGGGGTGTCGCCGATAATGAACGCTGTTTCCTTACGGTCTACGTTTAGGTTGACCATTTCGTCCATAAGCTCAGGATAACCTGGGCAAGCAATGATGTTGAAATACTTGCTTGGGTCTCTGATCTCGTTGCTGTTGACTAGAGCAGACTGCATCATCTGTACTACACTGGCTCTCTGTGCCTTACGACCACCGTATAGTGAACCGTTTGCCTTCTTGCCACTGTGTAGTGTCCAGCGATCCTGCCATACAGGTAGACTGCTGTTCATACGCTCGTTGCCGTTTGCGTAATCGGTTGGGTTTAGGAAGTCTGCCTTGAACTCACGAACAACGAAGCCGCTGATGCGTGTGTTGAATAGCAGCATACCTCTTGGATATAGAGCAGGATCTGGAGCATCAGGATCTAGGTAGTTGCTTGTTAGAAGATCTGCTGTTACAGTGCTGCCTGTCTCTTCACCAGTGGTGTTTACACGGGCATCTGCGAAGAGGATACCGTTCATTGTGGTCTGATCTGTGCTATCGATCAAGTTCCAGTTTGCACCATCGTACTTGTATAGCTTAGGGAAGTTTTCTAGATCGCTGGTATCTAGCCATAGATCGTTAGCTACAAGTGGACTGTTGTCACTCTGTACCGTTGGCTTGCTTGCTGCAACGATTACACCGTTTGGATCGGTTGTTGCGTTAGCAGTGATGTTCTTATAGCCCATCCAGGTTGTACCGTTGTGCTGCATGATATCAACCTTGCTTACGTTGGTATCATACCATAGAGTACCTGTTGATGGAGTGCTGGTTGGCTCTGCAACACTTGCCTCGTAGGTTAGTGTTGACCAGTTGCTGTGTGTACCAACAGTGAATCCAACTGCTGCTAGTGGTGTGTTTGTACCGTCAACTAGAACGATATCGTCACCAATGCTGTTCACGATCTCTAGAGCACCGCTTACGTTCAGCTGAGCTGTTACGTTTGCAATG